CTGGGCCCGTGAAGTTCTGGCCTCTTACAGTTAGGACTGGTCCTAGCTCACCATTGTCACGGACTTCAATTTGGCGATAGTCTATCGCTCTAGCACTGCGGTCACTGATACCAAAACGCTCTTCAATGGCCTCATGTGTTGCCTCTAGGAGCTGGTCATCAATTACCTGGCCTGGGTCTGAGTTGCCATAGATAGGCATTTCCCCACAGTCGCAACCAGGATGGATGGGCATCAAGTCCCCTCTGCGGTAGCGCTGGGTTGATGCTACATAGCACAGAGCACAGTTCTCAGCCCCTGAGAGAGTGCGGAGATAGCCAACAATGCGGTCATTGCCGTTGCGGGCTCTGAGACCCGCTCCACGGCGTGCCAGAGCCATCTCTGTGGTTGCCAGTGAGCGTGCTCTGAAGGCTCCAGCCTCAATCGCCTGGGTCATGGTCTTACCAGCATCAAGAGCAGTGTAAAGATCTACAAAAGGGCGGCGGTAGACCGTTGCGGTGTCTGCTCCATTGCGGAGGGCAGCCGTGCTTAGCTCTTCCTGGGTGATGTTGACAGCGTTGAATGGCTGGCCCTGGTTTCGGGCAATCTCACGGTAATAACCAAGGCTTAGGTTTGTAGCTTGGCGCTTTAGGCCCATCATGCCTTGGCCCACAATCTGGATGTAGCGATCTGCATCTGCATCACGCCAAGAACCAAGGTTTTTGAAGGTGTTGACTGCTAGGGCTGCGGCTGCGGTTATTAGCCGCCCGCTAATGGCGTGATAACTATCGGTTATCTCTTTATTGGTTGCCAACTGGTTCACCTGTTAGAGCCTGAGCAAGTAGCTGCTCACCTGCACGCTCTACCTCCATCTGAGCAACCTCAGCTGGTGTGAACTGACCCACTAGAGTCATGCGGCTGCGGAATGGGATGTCTTGGAACTTGGAGTTAGCATCTGCACGCTCTGCAAGAGAGTAGCGCTCCGCTGGCTTCCAAATTGGCTCTAGATCCAGGAGCTGAGCCCTCTGCTCATCGCCAAGCCACTTGAACATCAATGACATAACTTTGGACCATCCAGAGGTCACCCTGGCAATGCGGTCCTCAGTCTTGAAAACTAGACCCTCACGGGCAAGAGCTGCACCCTCAGCACTACCGTTAGCGCCTTCTGGGGTCAGATAGTGCATTGGGGTGCGGGTTACGGCTGCAAAGTCTTGGATGTCTGCACGCACGGCCTGAAGGATGCCGTTGATGTCAGCCTGGCCAAGTTCATCAACCTCAGCGCTCTCTGGAATCATCCAGAGGGAGCCAGCTGAGCTCTCAAAAATGCCGTTGTAGTCAATCTCATTGCCATCTTGGTCATGGGTTGGGAAATCACCCTTTAGAACCCTTTGCCTGAAGGCCTGAGTGGTTGCAATAACCAAGCGCTGGAGGATCATGTGGTTGATACGGTCAATGATGTCCAGATAAGGCTCAAATTCACCCTTTTCATCCATGTTGGTGAACTTGACCACTGGCATCTCACCTAGTGGGTTTGGTCCACCCATCTCAACCTCAAGGGTGTATCCATCAGCATCATAGATTGAAGAGTCAGACAACTTGGAGTAAACCTCAACGCTGTCTGCATAGTAGAAGTAAGCAAAGTGCCTGGAGCCCTCTGTGAAAACCTTCACGGCCTCCAAAACGGTGCGGGGATCCGTTGGAGATGTGTAGCAATACATCTGCCGTGGGTCCTCAATGGTAACTACGGGGTAGCCATCCTCACCAGGGCCGCCAACGATTGCATAGGCAACGCCAAACTTCAGGAATACAGAGTGAAGGTCTGCACTGCCCACATCTAGGTTGTTAGCTTTCCACAGTCTGCGGGCAAGCTGGTCCCCGTTTTCATCGCCATCTGCTCCAGTGCGGAACCCTGCAATGTTCATGCGCTCTCTTACAGCTGCAACTGCAAGCTGAGCCATGTTTAGGCGGGCTTTGCGCTGAAATCTACGGTAAGCCTTGGACTGGCCCTCTGCTCCCTCAGGGAGTGGGGCATCTCCATCATAGTAACGCTCAAGTAGGTTGAGCCTGGCCTGTTGCTTGGCAAGAGCCTTGATCAGACCCTGTTGCGATGCACTCAACATGGTGGCCATTTGTCTCCTAACGGATGCGGCGGGGGATAAAGGTGGACTTGGTGGCCTCTCCCTTTGAGAGTGCTACCAATCTAGCCTGAAAAGCTAGAACTGCCGCAACGGCGGCATCAATTTTGTTTTTGCTATCTGGATGCTCTTTGGCAATTGTAAGACCTGAGCGCCCCAATCGCCTCCTGGCGTTGAGGACATGGCGAGTCATCGCCAAATCTCCAGAGTGAGTTAGTTCTTTGTCTATCACAGCGTTAGCGAACTGCTCTAGGGCTCTAACCACTAGATAGGAGCGGTTTCCAGTCATCCACCATTCAATTGGGTGAGCCTGGGAGCTCTTTACTTTGTAGTTGCGGCCAAAATCGCTCTCCCATTGAGCAATGTAGCTCTCCCACTTGGCGGGGTCTGCGAACATGCCAATGACCTTATAGGTCTCATGAGCTTTTCTGACCTCATAGTCCACTTCAGTGGTTGGGACTTCCCAATCCTCACCCGATGGCCCATCTGGCTGCTCCCAGACTTTGATCTCAAAGAGGTAGCCATCTGAGACCCTGCATCCAATCAGAGCAGTGGCATCTGTAACGCCTCTGGAGCGTTTGCGTGAACCATCAAAGCCCAGGGTGATTTCAGTGCCTCTAGTGACCTCCTGCGGTTTCTGGCAAGCGGTCCACTCAGGCGCTGAGAGCCAAGCATCTTTGGAAGAGGTTGGCTGGTTGAAGTAATAACGCCTTGAATCATGTGGGTCATTGCGTGGGTCATAGATCTCATTGATTATGCGGTCTATGTCCATCACATCGGCAAAGGGGCCATAAGCCTCACGCAATCCTGCACGGACTGCATCCTCATCGGTGAGGTCAATGTCTGGGTCTGCCTCACGGTGGTCAAAGAGGAGGCGTTGGCGCTTGGTCTTGCCCTCTTTGATTGCCTTGGCCAGCTCATGGGTTTCCTCAGCCACGGACTTCTCACCTGGGAGATACATTGTTGATGTTTCCAGTGACCACGGCTCTGCCGCTTTGCGCTTGGCTAGGTTTCGCCTGGTTGTCTGATACATCCTCTTGAGCTCATTTGAGGTGTAAAGGTGTGTTTCATCAAAGACAACAAAGGACTCTTTACCACCATCTTTTGAGCTGGATGAAGCGGTGGATGGGATGATCTCTCCTCCACCTGGGAGGAAAACTCTAGTTAGTCCAGCGGCATCTCTGGGGAGACCCTCACCTAGAGGGCCTTCAGTCAGATTGAAGTGGATGTTGTCATAAGTGTTGCCAGCCTGGCCCTCTTCGGTTGCTAGGCATCGGATAACTGGGGCGATGACCTCAGTGCCAACTGGCTCACCTGGTTGATACTGGTAAGTGAAGCCATTGCGCTCATAGACATCCGTGCCATCACTTATGTGAGAGAACCTAGCGGGTCCCATCGCCTCAAAGAGAGCAATGAACCCAGCCAGCTCTGACTTTGCACGGCCTTTGGCACGGGAAATGAACGCTGAGTCATACAGTCTGCGGCCAGTGTCCTCTAGCGCATAGACATCCACAATAAAGCCAGCAAATTCATCATCCAGCTTGACTTCAGTGCCCTGCACATCGCCTGGGCCGTGAACACAGAAGGTCTCAATCCACCAGATAGCCATCCAGCCCAGTGACAAAGTGCGGTCATGGACTTCAGCTCTTACCAGGTCACGCATCCAAGAGCCTGGAGCGGCGGTCATCCAGTTGAGCTACTGGGGCAGCGACAACCTCAAGGATCTGCGGCTCAATGTAGCGGATTTTCAAATCTCTACGAGCCTCAACGGTTGTGCCCATAATCTTTTCACGCTGCCTGAGCTCTGCCATAGCGGTAACGCTACCGTGAGCAGCTGAGGCGTGCACCATTGCGGTGTCTAAACAGAATTGCCAATCAGAGGGTTGCCATAGCACACAGTGAGGCATCTTGGTAATTGCCTCATACCAGTTGCGGGTGCGGGTCTCAATCGGGACCTCCTGGATCTCACCCTTTGGGTTGATGTAGGTCCTTGAGAGTGGGAGCTCTGGAACTGGCCCTGAATAGGGGACATTTTCGACTTCAATCCAATCAATCTTGGATGGAGTGCGGTTCACAGACCTCTCAGCTGGTTTTCTGCCTGGGAGCGACATGGTTTCCTCATTTCGAGTAAGTCTCTAGCTGTTTCAGCCGTTGACTAGCGTGTCAATTGGTAATTCTGTAAGCGGGGCCCTGGTTAGAGCCCTGCCAGTCATTGTGATGTATCTGCCAGAAGGGTAGATCTCTACGCTTAGCCCGTTTCGGGTGAAGCGCTTGCCTGAGTCCATCTTGGCATAGCCCCAGACATGAAGCCCGTGGCCACTTGGTGAAATCTCTGAGTAGGTCTCTGGGAGCGAGTGTAGGAGGCGCTGGGCTTCATCGCTCAGTTTGCCATCCTCAACGCAATGGTCTAGGTCTATGCAGACAATGCCATCACCGTTGAGGACAAACCCCAGGCCATCTCCAAACCGTGAAGTCTTGGCTGCCTGGTAAGTGCTCCAGTGAGCTGGGTTAGTAACGCTCAGCCAAAAGCCCTCTGGGTGCAGTGGGCGCTTAGCTTTATGTCTGACCCAACGGGGTAGAGCCATGAGCTCTGGAGGAAAAACATTTTTGCGGTGAGAGGCAACTCTGCACCTGGTTGAGCAAAAGCGTGGTTTACGGCCACGGGCTCCAGCCACGCATGGGGAGGAGCAGATCTCGCATAACATGCCTAAATTCTAGCCTGTAACGATAAACCAGGCAAGCATTTGCGGAGGCTATTTCAGCCCTTTGCCCTGTATCTAAAAGGCTTTTAGGGTAGGTGGCCCCTGATCTCAGGCGTGAGGCATCACCTGCGGGCGCTCAGCCCTGGAACCCCGAATGGCTGGCAAATCATACGCACAGCGAGCCACAGCACCTCTCCGCCTTTCTGTGACCCCTGGGGGAGGGGTGGTCCCCCCTGGGTTGAGCCAAACTGGCTACCGTTGGGGTGGGCATAGGAGGGATACCTGGGCGTTACTTAAGTTTGACCGCATAACCTTTAGTAACGGGCTGGGTAACTTAGGGATGGGCTACATCAAGCCTGGGTGTCGCTCCCTTGGATGGCGCTCAGTCCTTGGCTTGCGTGCCTCTGCCGCCTCCCGTGCAGTCTTTTGCTTATGATGCCAGTCACAAAGTAGTTGCAGATTGCTAGGGTCATCACTCCCACCCTTAGCAACATTGATGATGTGGTCAACATCTTTGCCTTTGTAGGTGCAGCGCTCTCCCTGATCACTAAGCAAGTCTGGCTCTGAGATGTGTTCACACATTCCTCCTGCTCTTTGCCAAACTAAGGCTTTGAGCTGTGGCCAGTTGATTGGGTCTTTTCTTCTGCGTGAGGTTTCCCAGGGCATAGGGGGGAGGGTCCTTTGATTATTCAGTTATGGGATGCGGGCAGGGGGGGTATCAAATAGGTAGGCCCAACGCCATGTTTCATGTGTGGGCCAGTGAACTGGCTGGGAGTTGAACCCAGGGAGAGTAAACCAAGAAACTCTCAGACCGCTCAGTCCCACCGAAATCAGAGCACCGTAACAGTGCCCTGGAAATCTTTATCTTTTTCCAGCGTGAAGGTGACCAACCCTGTGGTTGAGTCCTCACCTGAGTTGAGGCGATACCAATCCGAACCGTTGTCCAGAGTCTTAGCCTGGACCCAGTAGCGGCTGGATTGCCGTGGGGTCACGCCTAACTCCTGCACCCTTAGGTGATGGAAGTGTCCAGAGGCATAGACCGTGGCGTTATTGGTTGGGGCATTACCGAACATCTGCCCCTTGATCCACTGAGGCACGGCCTCTGGTCTGGCTGCCTGGTGTCCGTGGAAGAGTCCCAGGATGTGGAACCCATCATCAAAGACATCAAAGGCCAGTGATTCATCATGTGGCTGGGGCTCAAAGAACCTGATAGGCAGACCAACCTCTTTGCTGAGTCTGGCTAAGGTTCGCCCGATGTGGACTCCCCAGTCATCTGTGGCTTTGCCTACTTGCTGTTTGCTAACCCGCCATTGGCAATGGTTAGACCCAACGGTCAGATAGGCGATGTCATCACACACTGAGCTCAGCCCCTTGAGCGCCTCCCAGGTTAGGGTTGCGGCCAGATCAACTTGCTGCATAATGCTGAGCGAGTTGCTTTGGAGCTGGGCTAGTGATGCGGCGTTTTCAAAGCCCTCTACTATGTCACCCACATCACAGAAGATGATGCGAGATGGTTTGAGTGCCTTGGCGTGGCTTATGAGGCTGTTTGTTGTTGCCGTAACTCTGGCGATTAGTTCCTCTGTGCCACCCCTTGAAGCGGTCTTACCCACTTGCAGATCAGACCACAGGACTACTAGAGCCTTATCTGTTTTCTGTTTCTGCGTGAGCTTTGGGGCCTTGGTTTTGGCTTGCTTGAATAGAAGGGGCAAGTCAACCCTCTCACCTGTTACCAGGCGAAATCTAAAGCGGAAACTGGAGCGCCAAGAGCCATCGTAAACCTGCCACCTGGAGATCCTGGGGTTGTCTACAATCTCAATTTCATCAAGGTTGAATCCAGCCTCAGCCAGATACTGCTTGAAATCTGCTCCATCTGTAAGCCCTGGGGTCTGTGCAGTTCCCTCAAAGCCATCAAACTCAATGCCTGGCTTCACTCCTGTGGGGAGGTCAATCCTTGGGGCTGGGTTCGTGAGGTTCTCTAGCATGTTACCCCTTGAAGCAAGCGCAAGTTTTTGCACGGTGATTACCCAATGGGGTCTCACTCACCTGCAAACCACGCTCACCTAGAGCTCTGGAGAGGGCCTTGATGGGCCACTCTGGGCTGGCAATGGCATCTTCTAAGATGCGCTTATCTTCAGGGCTTAGATTGGCTGAGATTTCGGAGACTTTGCAGCTCCTAAAACGCCCTGGTGGGACCAGATTCTCTAACATGGCCTAGTTCTCGCCTCCGCTAAGGATACATTGATGTATTGCAACTTAGGAAACTTACTCATTGGCGTGTCCTTTTTTGTTGCGGTGGCCGTTATAGCCTCTGTTCTCTGTCATTTTGCGCTCTACCTCCAGGAGCTCATCAAGTTCAATGTAACGGCTTAGGGGCTTTAGCTCACCCTTCTGGATCCAGAGCCTGATGGTTCTCATGCTCCTGCCAGTGATCTGAGCGGCCTCTGCAATAGTTAGAATCTTCACTTTGTCTCTTTTCGTGCGTGCGTGCCAATTCCGAACCGAAAATGGTTCGCTTTTGCCAATAATGGGCTGTTTTCGTGCGTGCGTGCGAATTTCACTTCACGGCCTCCCTCTCTGCAAGATTGGCGTAAAACTCCATCTTTTCGGGCGGGATTCGGAACCCACAATCAAAACAAACAACCTCTAGATTGTCACCTTCATGCTGTGGAGGGGTATAAATAGTCCTCTTATTGCACTGAGGGCATGGGAGCGCTGTGACTCTGCTCCGCTCCTGCATAGGAAATGCCTGGAGTGTGTGCTTCAGGAGCTTTGGAAGCGGCATCAAGCTCATAATCTGCCTGGTGTTGGCGATGTGAGGGAGATGCCTCTGGATCCTCAGCGATTCAGCCTGGGCAATCTCCAGATACTCCCAGGGCTCCCAGTTGCTGTTTGGCTGAGCCTCAAAGAGCGCCCAGAAAATCTGGAGCGTTAGGTCCAGGGCGTGGATGTTTAGCGGGGCTGGAGGGTCTCTCCTAACCTTCTGGCTGCCATCGGTGTCAGATCTAGACTGCATTGAGTAGATCTCCCTGAGGTGGAAGAGCACGGGGCCAACTTGTGGGAGCGCCTTGTCAATGCCTTCATAGCAAGACTCACAGAGCACTCCTCTAGTTGCCTCAATGGCTCCTTCTGCGTTTTCGCAACCTCTTAGGCACGCTCTCATTTGTCTGCCTCTTCTATGCGCTTGAATAGGACTTTGCTGAAGCGCTCAATTGAGTCAGTTTTTTTGAACTCCGTGAGCAGATCCTCAACTAGCTGGAGGAGCTCCTCCCTGGTGAATGTCTTACTTGTCATCACTGAGCTCCAAGAACTCTGGGATGTATTCAGTGAGCAATCTGGCAAACTCTTTACAGTTGTCATCCTTGGTGCACTCATTCAGCTCCACAATGCGCTTGAGGATGTTGAATTTCACGGTTAGGGCCGCAATGGTCCTGCCATGGTTCATGCCTTTGCTGAAGGCATCAAGCACGCCTGTTTCATTCATTTGTATTGCCTCTCTTCGCTGTGGAGGAAGTTGGCCAAGCTCTTGATCTTGTCCATGCGGAACCCACTCCAGACTTTGCGGTCAGTTACTACAATCGGGGCCGCTGTGTAACCCTGCTCAATGAAGGCCTGAAGGGTGTCTGGGTGGTCCTCTAGGTTCATCTCTACATAGCGGATGTTTAGTTTGTCCATGAGCTTTTTGCTTTGAACACACTGCACACAGTTGCTTTTAGTCCAAACGGTTATCAGCATCTTGGTCCTCTCCATGTCCTCTGATTTGCTCAAAGAGGCCGCTGAAATCAACCTTGATGATCTCAACGGGTTCATCCTCTAGGTCTGTGATGGTCACATCCATCTCTTCAATCAGTTTGATGATGCGCTCCTGCTCAGCAATCCTGCCCATGGTCTCTCCAACCATCTTGCCCAGGTCAAACTCATTTGAGTCTTGCATTGCGGGCCTCCAGTTCATCTCTGCGGGCCTTTAGCAGTTCTTTTACCTGCGTGAGCGCTGCAATGCTCCAGACAACCTGGGCATTGTTGTCCCCAGTCAATGGGGTGGTTCTGAGTTCATCCAGAATCTTGGAGACCTGGCCAACTAGGTAGCCAGCCTCAAAGAAACGGCCACGGATCATGCCGTGTTGATAGCCCTGGTCAATGGCTTTGGCAATGTCATCATCCTCACCCATGAAGCGGGTGAAGTGGTCCACAATGTGGGGGGCTCCCTGGTCAAATAGCGGCGTGCTAGTCAATGCTGTTCACCCAGCTCTCTCCAGCATCGCCTCCCCAGAGGTCCCAGGCAACACGCCAAGGGGTTGGCTCCCCATCTCTGAGCTCATAGTGCTCTGAGCGGTTGACACCGTGGCGGGCGAAAAAAGACCTCATTCGGGCAATGGTCTGGTCCGATAGGTTCTGGCGCTTTGAGAGTGCGTTAGCCCTGGCGAGACCCACACGGGTCAAACCTTGGCCACCGAAACCCTCACGGGCCCATCTCAGGCCACGCTCTGCGGCCTCTGCTACTCCTGCGGGTGGGACTGGCATCAGTGAATCCTTCCTTCAATGTCTTTGAGGGCGATCTCTAGCCCTGCTTGAGCGTATTTTGGTGAGTCTGCCATTAGGCGGCGAATTTGAGAGGCCATCACCAGCTGGTTTACCCTGGCTCCCTCTCTTAGTCCCATCTCATAGTCAGCATCAAGATGCTTGCTGAAGAGTAGGTTGGCAATCGAATAGGTAATGCGGTCTAGCACTTTGGTCCTCTCTTAGTTTTGGTAAATCTGGACATAGGTGTCCCAGAAGTAGGTGATTGCTGGCCATACCGCTGCAATGGCATGGCGGTGAACCTCAAAGGCCAGAAGTGTGATCAGTAGCACCATGAGCGCTACCAGGGTGATGAATCTGCGGGTTTGCTGGCTCATTATGCGGCCACCTTTGCGATTTTTTCGGCGCACTTTTCACAAGCACTTGCTGATTTAGCAAAGCTCTGGGTCTTAAGTTCTCCAATAACTCTCTTGCCTGTGCCAGCTTTGCGAGAGCCACAAAGAACCAGGATAAGTTGGTTCTGTCCATTTGGCACAACAACTCCTGCGTGAGCTTTTGAGCCGTATCCAAACTGAAGTTCTACATAATTCTTATTCATTTCGGGGTCCTCTCTTACCTCTTGATAAAAGTCTAGCCATAACTTGCAAGTAAGTGCAACTTATTTTTTTACGGCGTGTTGAGTTTCAATAAGTGAAGGATAAAAACGCTTTATAGCAAAGAGACAACCACAGAGCAGCCCATGGTTTCTGGGGTCCCGTAGATCTTCCTAATCTCCCAACGGCAGATCAGGGCATCATCCTGGATTAGCTGGGAATACTTAGGGAGCGAGATGGAATCTCCAAGGCTCCTGGCCAGCTTATCTGCATCTGGGGAAACGGTTGGCAGTAGGCGCTTCACGCTTTTGGGCTTAGGGAGGATAAAGGTAACCTCAACCTGACACGCCTCAGTGAACTGGGAGTCATCTCCCGTGTCTTGCATCATCTGGTGGACCGCTTTGGCCACGGCTTGCCTCCAGGGCTCTAGTTTCTTGGAGGCCTCTACAAATCTGCCGTTTCCCAGGTAGCGCTTGGAACCCTGCGGCGCTGGCTCCACGCCAACTACCTGGAAAGCGGCAAACTCTCTAGACATCAGAAGGGAGCATCAACTTCAGCCCAGGTGTTTGGGACCTGTGGCTTAGTGCCTTTGAGGGTTTCGATGACCTGAGCGTTGACCACCAGGTTCTTATAGCTCTTGCCATCCTTTTCTGACACTTCGGTCTTTTGCTTGCCCTGGACCTCAATCCAGTCCTTCTCTGCAAACTCTGCACCAGTCATGCCCTCTGGGAGCCAGACCTTGAAGTCTGTATAACCAGTGGTCTCCCACTGATCCTGTGCGTTTTTCTTGCTGTGCTTTTCATAGACAATCAAAAAGCGGTCATAGACACTCTTCACGGTTGCCTTGAACTTTACCTCTGCCATGTTGGTCCTCTCTGGGTTTGTTTTAGTTTACTTGGCGGGTCTGACTTTTTTCTTTTTCCAGCGCCAACATAAGCTCAGAGTAATCCCTGCTTTTGCCAGTGCGGTAGAAGATAGAGAACTGCTCAGCAATGAGGTCCTCTTGGGTTGCTGGTTTTGTTTCACGGGTTGATACAAAATCAGCAATGTGTGACTTCTGGATGCAATCCTTATGTCCACAGATCCTGGGCCCTGGTCTGTATAACTTCCCGTTTTTCATTGGGTTGTCATCCAGGTCAAAGTCTCCAGCCCATGGGACACACGGCTCACCGAACCCATAGTCAATTTTGCGCTCCGAAGTGCGGCGGCACTCCTGGCAATAAAGGTGTTTGTTTTCCCTGCCCTCATTGATTCGCCACTCAGTGCAGCAAATTAGGCATGTGACTACTTGCTCAGCCATAGACATGCTCTTTTGCCCATAGTAGGAGAGCTGCATCATGCAAGTGAGCCATCTCATAGATCCTGCGGGTGCAGATCTCGCAAGTGGTCACTCTTTTACTGTGAGCTTTACAGATTGGCTCTGGGTCTCCACGCTTTACCTCTTCAGGCTGGTTGCGCTTTTCCTCACGGTCTAGTTTGTAGGCAGCCTCACGGGACCATTGCACAATGTGCCTTGGCTCCAGGTAGTTGATGGTTGCATCACGCCTGGCAAGCTTATGAGCCTCCCTGGCGATCTCAAACGGGATGTTGGCAAGTATTGACTGCCAAACCTGCACCGTGCCTGGCTCAATGTGTCTCTTGTCAACGGCAGAGATCTCCTGGAGGAGCTGCGTTGTCTCTTTGATGTTCATAGTCTGGTGACCCATGCCTCTCTCAATGGGACCGCAATAAATTGCTCATTCTGTGTGTAAATCGTGCTTTTACTCACAATGGGAGAGGTTGCGGCTACCTCACCCTTGATGAAGATAACACGGTCCAGGGCGTGACTGCAAATTGAGAACCAGGAGTGAGCCACAGCAAACTTTAGTTTCCTGGCAGAGATGTGCACCGTGTCAAACGGAAAACGGCCACCATCCCAGTGATGCTTCACTTCAACCTCCCAGGATCTAGGTCCATCGGTCTCAATTAGGTCCACGCCAAACTGGTCTGGATTCACAATCGCATTGATGTCACGGGTCTTTAGGTATTTCATCACCGTGAGCTTTGCATTGTCATCCTGGTCATAGAGATCCTGGTCAAAGGGCTTCATTTTCATCCTGCTCCCTGGCCCAGCGATCTAGTGCCTCCCAGTCAGTGCCTTTGCGCTTAGGTGCACGCCTCTGCTCTGTGTTCATCCACTTCTGAAATGTGAGGTCCCAGGACTTCATGGGCTTACCAGTGCCAAGCCAGTAGAGCTTGAACTGCTCAATGTGGTAATCCATCTCAGGCAATAGAGAGGGCCACTTGGTTGAGAACATCTCAATGAGATCTTCACTTGGTGACCAATCCGCTGGCAACTTTGTTGCCCTGTTCTCTCTATTTGTATTCTCAAACTTTGTATTCTCTAAACTTTGTATTCTTAAGAGAGTGCCCTGCGCCACTGTGCTTGCCTCCACTGTGCTTTGCTCCACTGTGCCCTGGGGCACTCTGGACAAATCACTCAGCCTGTAAGTGTAAGTTGACCACTGGCCAGCGCTGTTTTTAGTTCTCTCTGCCTGGACCAAATTGAGATCCTGGAGCTCTTTGAGGGCACTTCTGAAGCCCTTAGGACCAAGACCAAGTTCTCTCTCTATCTGCGTGAACTTGACCTGGTAGCCAGCTTCATGTGTGAGTAGGTAGATCGCCAGCATCTTGGCGCTTATTGAGATGGAGCCATCTCTAATGATTGCGTTGGGCACAATCGTAAAGTTTGACTCAGTAGTTTGGCGCTCTCTTTGAACGCCATGGGCATCTTCTGCCATGTCTGACCTCCAATTGTCAGTTAGTTATGGCAAGATAGGCACTAGCCCAAATTGCCCTAGTAGTTGGGTTAGCCAGTCGAGATTACTCCTGGCCGCTTATCCCTTTGGTCCTCTCATTGGAGGGATAAGTGTTTCTTATTCAGTTATCAGAGGGGCTGTAAACCTCTCTGGTGTAATTATCACATAAAAGATACCACTCGCCCGTGGTCATGCAAAAAACGGGCGTGTCACGGGGATTCTGCCAGCTCTCCAACTTCCAGCCCAGGCGCTTGGCCCTGAGTAGTGCAATTGAATTACTCTCTATCTGCCCATTGTGCTCACTGCAAAAGGTGATGATGTTGCTGGGAGCGTTGACCTTAGGATCTTTGCTGCCTCCCATGCCTCTGCCCAGGCGATGCTGTGGGACCAGGGTGTCATCCGTGGTTCCGCAATGGTAGCAGCGCCCGAAGTCACGCCTGAGATAGAGGTCAAACTCTTTGCGCTTCATTGACAATCTGGAGCTAGATCACAGCGGCAAGTGTTGCAGTCATCGCCCCAGCAATTACTTGGCTCCCGTGCAATCAGGATTTTTTCCTGCGTGAGCTCAGCAATCTTGGCCTCAATCATGGCCTTGATTAGTTTGCGCTCATAGTGAGCCTTATACCACTTGGTAAAAATGCTCATCTCTCTCCTATCCCTGCGGTCTTGTAGGTGATCTCAACCATCTTGCCAGCGTGCATCACGGCCATCATGGAGTCACTTAGGTGTTTTAGCTTGGTCTTGATTCTGGTGACCTCTACCTTGGCGAGAGCGGCCTGGAATCGTGCATCTGCACTTTGGAGCTTGGCGATGGCTTGGCGCTCAACAACTGTGCCCTGGTTGTCTAGGAGGGCTTGAGCCTCAATCTTTTCCGCTTCCAGGTCTAAGCGGATTTGGCGCTCCTCAGCTTCAGCAAGTAGGGAAATGCCCCGCTCACTTTGTCTGCGGATCTCCATCAACTCCTGAATCACTGAGTCTGGTGTCAGCATCTCTCAACTCTCTCAATCTTGCCCTGAGGAGGCGTAACTCTGCATACTGCTCTGAGGCCTCTTTTTCAAAGCCGTAGAACCAGAGTTGTTGCACCAGCTCACGCCTCTCCTCAATCGCTGCAATGAGGACCCACTTAGTCCTTGAGCTCATCTTTTCTGACCATAATCCCATCAAGCGTGGCGGCACTTGCTCCAGCTTTGCGGGCCTCCTGCCAGAGTTCCCTCAATCCTGCGAGTGTGTCCACTGTAAGGGATTCAGCCAGAAAATCCCGCTCTGGGGTCTGGCGGTTCAAAACCTCCTGGTAAGAGGCAACCCCACGCTTTGCATCAACTGCAAGAGTCGCAATGAGTGCACGGCCCCAGGCTGAGGTTTCTGCAACCATCACCTCACTGTTTCTGGTATAAGGCGTGAGTCCAGGGATTGGCTCCCATGCGGTTCCGATGCCTGGCGCTGGATCCTCAGGATGGCGATAGGCGGCAGCGGTATAAACAACCCAGTCTTTGCCAGCAATGTTGACAAACTGCATGTCTACTTTGCGGAGGCTGCCCTCTGGGAACTTTTGCCGAAACTGCTCAATGCGCTCAGCGACATCTACATAATCTGAGAGGTCTGGTTTCTTGCTCATGCCAGCCTCTCAATCATGGTGTTGTCATCCAGGTCCAGCCAGTGATCTAGTCCAGCCAGCTGCACTCTTAGGTGATCTGGGCCAAGATAGCTCTCAGCCACGCCAGTGACCTGGCCAATCACCTGCAAACCCTGCTGGTCATCTCTGTTTTTGCGGATGATCTCAACAACATGCCCAATCTGGACACTGTTTCTGTAACTCATTTGGTCCTCCTAGTTATTTACCACAATTGTGGTTTAGCGCTCTGACATTTTTCATTTGACAACCAAAAACGGGGTCCCGCCAGAGCGTGAACGCCTCCAAAAGCGTGCAACGCCTCCCAGGGTCCCAGTCTTAGCTCTGCCCATCTCTGCCATCACCCTGGATTTTAGCTCTGTAAGCCTCTGGGTGGCAATCTCAGACTGTCTCAGGGCCTCTAGGTAATCAGCGCCCAGGTTGCCTAATTCAACCTCTGTGTTGTCAATTTCAGGGTGAAGTTGTCTGATGGTCTCATAAGTCGAAGAGGAGCCATCCCAGTCTGGTTGTTTGCCAATCTCGCACTGGTAGAGAAAAGTCTTGACTAGCTCCAGGTCAATGCTTTGCTGAAACTTATTAGCCCGCAATTCAAACTCTAGGTATTCACGGCCAGAGAACAAAACGGCCACATAGGCCCATTCAAGGCCCAGGGTGTTTAGATACCACTGCACCTGGGTCTGATAGTAGGGCGGGACTCTAAGCTCACCCTGTTCATCAATCCAGTCATCTTTGTAGGCAGCGGTCTTGATCTCCAAAACCCCCAACTCACCATCACGGTCCAGTAGGGCATCTGGGTTGGCCAGTTGCCAGTCATTCTCTTTGCTAATCCATGTGCCCACATTGCGGAGGACCTTCATCTCAGGATGGGAGTCCTCAAACTTGTCAATGACTGCACCCTCTAGCCTCCTGCCCCACTCCATGGCCTCAGTGTCTGGAACATGGTCTGGGATTTGGTTGGTGAACTTATAGAAGGCGGTCACTGCACTCTCCCACTTATTCAAGCCAGCGATTGTGCCAACCATTGAGCCGCCAATCCTGCCTTTGCGAAGTTCGTGCCATTCAGGCTGGGAGGAGTCAAAAGCTCCTGCAAAACGGGCGATTTGTATTCTGTTCGTTAGGTCCTCTATCATGCTTTTACGATAACTGAGAGGTCTGACATTGTTCATCAATAAGAGTGCGCTCAACGCCTATTTAGAGCTGAGTAAAGCGATTGAAGCGGCTCCAGTTATCCCGCCATGTCAGAACACGGACCCAGAGATCTGGTTTCAGGAGCATGGCACTGCAAGTTACAGAATTGCACGGGCGCTATGCAACCGTTGCCCAGTGCGTGCCAAGTGCCTGGAATACGCTCTGACCAATCAGGAGGAGTTTGGCATGTGGGGAGGGCTCTCACCTTTTGAGCGTAGGGCCCTTATGCGAAAAGGCCGCCAAACGCAAAAATAGCCCCCAACCGTAGTTGAGGGCTATCTGCTAAAGCGTTAGTTACTTGATGCTTGGATCTTCATCCTGGTAGCGGGCTAGGTCATCGAAGTCAATGCCACCCTCTTGCTCTACCTTTAGGGCATCCTGGACATTTTCGTTGTCGCTCTTTGCCACGGCAGCTCTGAAGGCTGAGACAACGGCCTCATCTGCCAGCTCACCAGTCCAGGCTAGGCTCACGCCAACATAGGTAAGCACACCCGCAAAGGCTGTGCCCACTCCGATAAGGGAGCCCATCATCCAGTTGCCATCGGTGACAATCGCTCCAACTCCTGTGCCAGCAAAGAAGGTGGCTAGGAATAGGCCGATGGAGTGCCTAAGGATCAGACCTAGTTTTGCTAATACTGTTTTCAATCTATTACCTCTCCACAATGCTTGCACTCATGCTGGTGCGTTTTCACTTGCGGCTTTTTTGTTTCTGGAGCCTCTAGAGACTCAATGAATTCAACGATGTCAAACACCTGCCCGCTCCACGCTCCAGTGAGAGTGTTTGAGAGACATGTGTGACTGTGGGGCCCGCTACTTGCAGAGCCCGTGGAGCCAACCTTGACATCCTTGGCGATTGCTTTGCCAGCGGTTACCTTATCGCCCTCTTTTACGCTGAATGGGTTGCCGTGGTTGCCTGTGCACTTATCCTGGTGCTGAGGGCAAGCTAGGTGATGGTGCGAGATGAACCAGGTCTTGTTCTTGGCAAAGCCAGTGTAGACAATTCCCCAGCCCATAATCTTTGAGAACTTGATTAGCTTGATTGTGCCGTTGGTTATGGCGATGTGGGGAACCCTGCCTGGAGCCCAGTCAGTCCCACGGTGAGGGTTGGTAGGCGCTCCCTTGAAGGTGCGGATTTTGCCAAAGTGGCCCGTGAGGACCTTATCTGGCCACGGCTTTACCCAGGTCATAGTTTGACAATCTTGCCTGGGAAGATGGTGCCATTCTTAGCAAATAGCTCTTTGGCATACTCCTGGCGGGTCTTACCAGCGGGCCTGTAAAGCGCTGCAATGGTCTGGATGTTCTCACCCTCTTGCACGGTGTGAGTGCCTAGGAAAACCTGGACCTCCTCAGAGGCTAGGGCTTCAGCCAACTCCTCCTCAGAGAACTCAAGGTCAACATCCGCCAGGCGCTCAAACTCAGTGCCCTCCTGGACAACGCCATCCCCATCCGCATCAATCGGCTGAGGGTTGTAGGTCTTTGGTCTGCTAGATCTCTTGCTCATGCGTTTCTCTTTTCCCATTCGCCACCAACTGGCAGCTTCTCACGGATGCTAATGGCAACCATCTGGGCAATTGCATCCTCTTTGGTGGAGTGGCATCCAATAGCCTCTCCATCCTCTTTGACTACGGCCCAGGATGGGCATCCCGAAACGGAAAAGTCTTTGGTTATGAAATACGGCATTAGATCACTCCAGCTATTTGATTGACAATGGCGGCAACGGCTCCAACCAGTGCGGCCCATGCAATGCGCTCAATCCATGCGTTTTTAGCTTGCTGAAGCTCTAGGTTTGCCACCCTCTCAGGGATGTTGTCCAGATTGCTTAGCTTGGCATTGAGTTCGATTAGTAACCGCTCATTCTCCAATTGCTTGGAGTAAAGCATTTGCATGGTCACCCTGGCGTGAGGCTCTTTTTCCTCCATTAGATTAGCTCTCTAGCTCTGAAATTTCTGATTCAAAAACCACTGGCTGCCAATCAGTAATTTCCTCATTCCACGCATAAATAACGCCATCTTCTGGGTATGGGGTAGGAGGATCCCATCTGCAAGTCTCTTCATTGAGAACCCATGAGCCAAATGGTTTTGGAGGGATAAAAGCATCCCTGGTTTCATCATAAAAAAATCCAACACCAGCAAAATTTTTGCGAATACTTGCGTTGTAACTTGTTTTTACCCAAGTGCCGCCAAAAGTCATGACCAGCCAGTCATGCCCCTCATTTTCAAAATCGTTATTAGTTACTAAAACTTGGAGAACTATGTTATTTTCATCTAATTCAGCAAAATGTGCCATTATGCGGGATACCTCACAATAATAATGCCAGAGCCGCCTTGGGCTCCAATGTCTCTGGATCCGCCGCCACCGCCACCAGTATTCACAGTGCCATTTTGACCCGCATTTGCTGGGCCATCTCCAGTTCCTGCTCCACCATTTCCTCCACCATCTACTGCAATACCAGAACCCTGAGACCCACCCCAGCCACCACCGCCACCAGCATACCTAGCCAAATTTAGCCAGGCAGACCCAACGCCTCCATTGCCTCCTCTTTGATAAAATAATGTTGTGCTTTCGCCAGCGCCACCAGCGCCACCGCCGCCGCCAGCTCCTTCGCTTGACCCGCCACCGCCACCATTATTGCCTTCCGATGGGCTATAAGCTCCAAGATTTCCAGAGCCGCCAGTCCCATTGCCGCTACCAGTCCTAATGCCGCCGCCGCCGCCGCTTCCTCCATTTGAAGCCACTGAACTGGCTATGCTGCCTCTACCACCACCAGTTGCCGCTTCTGAGATACTTCCTCCGATTATTGAGCTGTTACTGCCATTTGACAAATTTCCACCAGCGCCAATCAGCACATTGTAAGAGCCTGGGTTGAAAGTTCGTGTAAGAGCTCTAAAGCCTCCAGCGCCGCCGCCGCCGCCTCTGTCATAGCTGAAATTGCTATTTCCACCACCAGCGCCACCGCCAGCAACAATTAGCAATTCACACGAGTTAGAACCAGCAAGAACTGAAAAAGTGCCTGAATTAGTAAATGTGTGATACTTGTAACCGCCTGAAATTGTTACAGTTCCACCAGTGGCTAAAAACCCACCCTGGGCGGCAAGTATTCCCAAAGGAATCGGTGACATTAGGCCAAATCTCCTACTAATAGCGCTGTGGTTGCTGAGGTAAAGAATAGCGTGGCTGCCGCATATTGCTTATTGATTGTGACCTTTGAGTCTTTGCTTTGCAGCGTGAGGCCACCTGAGCCAGCGAAAGTGATAGTTCCAGAGCCAATGTTAGCGACATCAACTCTGGTGCCAGTTGCAAAGGTGTTGCCTGGCACGGTTACTGTATAGGTGCCATTGACCTGGACTAGATCATTGGTGTCACCAACGGTCAGCGTATAGTTTGCGGTCTTTGTGGATACCGCTGAAGCAATGTCTTGCTTGGTGTCTAGCTCAGAGTTGATTGAGTTTAGTTCGGTTTGCAATCCTGTAACTGAGGCGATGTCAACTGAGCCAGTCCAGGGCTGGAAAAGCGTGCGTTCATCGGTTACATCACCAGGCGCAATGATTGTTTCATTCGCTGCAACATAAATCTGAGCCAATGGGAGATCATAAATCGCTCCATCAGTCTGAGTCAGCGCTGGAGCAACTGGGGAAGCTGCTGGGGTTCCCTGGAGCAAGTGCAAGACGATGCTGTTAGCCGTAGGGTCTAGCCGTAGGACAACACGGTCAATGCGTGGGTTGGTTGTATCAGCCGCTGGGATGGTGATTGTCTCAGTGCCAGTGGAGTCATAGTAATGACCACGCACTAGGGCCTGGCCAGCCTTGACCTTGACATTCATGCCAGTAGAGTCAGCGTAGGGCTCTAGCTCTAGAAGTTTTCCAGCAACTGGGCCTTCACCTAGGTTGCGGAATAGCTGAGAATACTGAGTCTCAGAGGTGTCAATGTTTTCAAAAGGCCATGAAGTCTGTGCCATCTTTGTCCTATCCTAAATCACCAATTAGGCGATACTGGCCAGATGCTACTTTTACTAGCGTAACACCTGAGTATTGTGCGGCGGTTTTCAACTTGCCACCTTTGGATTGAATTGTTACTCCAGAGGCGCTAAATGTGATCTGCCCAGCCCCATCCTGGAGGAAGTCTACTCTTTCCCCAATCTGGAGGACATCGGGCACGGTCACGGTTATTGCGGATCCAGTAGAGCGGATAAATGTATTTTCATCGGCACTTACCAGAGTGTAATTGGCAGCTTTGTCAGAAACCGTGGTTGCCACCTGGGAGGCATTGATTGCAATGGCCGCCTGGTTGATTGCCACGGTCTGAGTCCCAGAGTTGTAAGTTATTGGGCTAGTGGCGGCTACAACTCCCGTTGGTCCAGTTGGACCAGTAGGACCCTGGGGTCCAGTTTCGCCTTGAGGGCCCTGAGGTCCAGTTGCACCAGTAGCGCCAGCGGGTCCAGTTGGCCCAGTCTCACCCTGTATCCCCTGAGGCCCCTGAGGACCTTCTGGGCCAGTTAGGCCCTGGATGCCCTGAGGGCCTTGATCTCCAGTGTCACCTTTGTCACCCTTAGGACCCTGGATTCCCTGGATTCCCTGAGGGCCAGTCTCACCTTGAGGACCTTGAGGACCAGTAGGTCCAACCTCACCCTGAGGACCCTGCGGCCCCTGAGGACCCGTGGCTCCCTGAGGGCCAACTTCTCCCTGAGGACCCTGGGGACCAGTCTCACCCTGGATGCCTTGAGCTCCCTGAGGACCCGTGGCACCCTGCAAAGCTAACGGATACCAGTGCTCTGATTCATTAGATGGGATCTCACCTAGATCTGGGTCTCCTGAGGCAAACCAAGAGGCGCTGTTATAGAAAACGGCATCATTCTCAACATAGTTGACCTGAGCGCTCCAAGCGCCTAGCCAGTTGATTCCAGTGGCACCCGCTGGGCCTACTGGTCCACGCTCACCCTGAGGGCCTGTGGCTCCAGTTAGTCCACGGTCTCCCTTAGGACCCTGCGGTCCATCGGCTCCAACTGGTCCCTGAATTCCTTGAGGTCCCTGCGGTCCCTGAGGGCCAGTGAGCCCTCTTGGGCCCTCAGCCCCTTCTGCTCCATTAGCTCCTGGAGCTCCAGACTCGCCTCTATCGCCCTTCTCACCTTTGTCACCTCTGGGCCCTTGAGCGCCTTGGATTCCCTGGGGTCCAGCTGGGCCCTGTGGTCCAGTTGCTCCAGTAAATCCTCTAGGACCTTGTGCTCCAGGCTCACCAGGTAAGCCACGGGGTCCAATAGGTCCCTGGGCACCTTGAGGGCCAGTGTTTCCAGTAGGGCCTTGAGGTCCCTGAGCTCCTGTTTCACCAGTATCTCCCTTTACTCCCTTAGCGGCGTAAAGCCTAAGGGCATCCTGCGAGATGCGCTCAGTAAGTTGGCGATTACCGCCAGGCTCAATGATTTGAATTGGCACTATCGGACCACCTCAGGCGATGGGATAACAAAGCCTTCCAAAAGTCTGATCACATAGCCATCAATCTTGCTCAGCTCAATTGCGTAGACATAACTAGAGGCAGTTAGCTCTGAGGTCTCCTCAGCGCTGAAGGTCCAGGAGATTGTGGCGGTCTCAACATCAATGTCTGGCTCTACTGTAATAACTGGCTCCGCACTTGCAACGGTCTCACGGACCTGGAGCTCTGCGGTGTAACCAGTGAGATCAAATAAGCTGCCATCATCATTGGTATAAACCAGGGAGCGCTCAAAGGTTGCTCCAGCTTCAACATGGAGATTGAATTGAATGGCGGTCATTTATCCCTCTATTTCGTAAGTGCCAGCAATGTGGAAGTTGTCAGCCGTGCTCAGTGTCACTGGCTCTCCATTGGAGAATGGAAAATCATAAAGATTTTGACCAGAGACATCTGTGGTAAAGAGCCACATCACATTTGAGTTGATAGCAACATGCCCAGAGATGTGGTATTGGCGATTAGCAGAGAAGTCATGCAAACATCCATCCCTAAAGAGGTAAGCCGTGCGGGCCTCAAAAGGGAGCGTTAGATAATACTGGCCAGTCCCAAAGCTGGTTATGTTGTCAAAGTCCACCTGGATGCTGAAGTGAACCATGTTTCCAAAGCGGTTGAATGAGCCAGTGATTGCTGGGCCGCTAAAAGTTGGCTGGATTCCATCCGTGCCACCCTCTGGTTGATACTCAACATTTATGCCGTAGCCAGTGACCGTGCGCTCTAGGTTAGAGACCCTCTGGTCAACCTCTTGCTGTTTAGCTAGGACCTTAGCCTCATAGTCAATGCCAACTGGAGTGCCAACGGTTGCGGCAATCCTCACGCCATCGGATCCAATAGAGATGCCAACCTCAGTGACAACGGCAACGGCCTCAATCTCACCAATAACCACGGTGACCTTATCGCCTAGATACCAGTCAACGGCAAACTCCATGTTTATGTCATCCGATGGGACAACGGACATCTCAGTTATGGTTTTGCCTTCATCAACTAGGAGCTCTAAGCCATCCTGAGTGAGCTGAGATGTGACACGGGAGTTACGGCCATCCTTGAAAACTTCAATTCTGCGGCCCCATTCCTCTTCAGCGCTAACTGAGTCAGTGTTTGAGACCTCCACAAAACGGCGATACTCCGCCTCACCCTGGCCGCCTACAATTGCTCTAGTCACCTTGGGCAGTGAGTAGGCATACTCAGCCCGTGAGAGTTTCTGGTTGAAAAGATCCATGCGGATCAAGAGGCTTTTGTCCTCTGGCTCATAAACCTCAAAAACCAACTCTGAGTCATACTGAGCAACGGCGTAACCCAAACCACCAGTTTGAGCTAAGCCATAGAGAAGCTCCTGGAGCCTATCGAAACGGGCTTTGCCCTGGACAATCTCCCCACGGTCAAAGTTGCTCTCCACGCTGAAGTTTGGCACTCTGCGGGCAACTGGAGCAGTAGGGCCCAGGTTTGCCTCAACATAGCCCTTGATAACGGACTCAGCGGTCCCCAGGCGTGCATCATACGCCTGGCCCTGGGCAGTCACATCGGCAGTGGTTGGATTTGGGTAAGCCAGGCGCTCATTCAGAATGATTGAGTCATCCGCTCCCACAATTAGCCAGTCACCCTGCAAGTTGTCTGGAGTCTGCTCCAGCTTTGCTGAGAGGGTAGGACCTGAGAAGATGACATCACCCTCAGGGCCAGTGACAATGATCCCATAACCAGGCAGTCTTAGAAACTCACCTAGGCGGTTGCCAGCGGGGAGCTTCATCTCCCAGGCACCAACGCCATTGAACCTCAGGATAAATTTTGTGTCTACCAGATCGCCAGGAGTAAATTGGCCAATGCGCTTGAGGTCAGGGTCTCTGACTTCAATGATTAGGTCCTCAACTTGCATTAGTGGACAACCTCATAACGCTTGGCATAGTAGACATCAACTCTGGTTTCATCGGTAACATCAATGCCAGAGATTACCAGAGTGCTCTGACCAACTGGGATCCTGAATAGCTTTGGAGCTGGGTTCAAAATGTCATAGCGGTTGGTGTTGGATTGGTCATAGACCTCACCAGTTTCAGTGTTGACATAAATGATTTCACCAGCCTCAAGAGGCTCATTGAATCCAAAGCTGAAGCCATTGGAGGAGATCACTAGGTTGGTGATAGGCCCAATCACTCTATAAGTTGGATACATGGGGACATCACCAGTGTTGTTGATCAACACGGTGCCCAGTGCCTGTGAAGAGGAGATCCTAAGCTTGCTGAGCTGTGGCAGTAGGCCTCTACCAGTTGACCCTCTGGTCACGGTGAACTGCTCAATGTTTGTGCTCTGCCAGTAGGGCTGAGGGGCCTGAAGCGATAGAACCCATTTAGCCCAGACCAGGCCAGCGGAGCTACCCCATTGGGACTCAGCGCCACCAGTGTAATAAGTCTGGAGGCTAAGAGTCTCTCCATCGCTGTAACGGGCCTCAAGAGTTAGCGGTCCAAACACATTCTGAGTGAGCTTACCTAGGCGGCGGAGCTTAGTCTGGACATCGGCACGGTCAGAGCCTAAAACGGTGATAGGGAGATCCATAACTCTCACGCCTCTTTTAGCGTGCCTGAAAACTCCACCATCACCAGCGCTGTTCTCAATGCGAACTTCAGCGGGTGGCACTCCAAAGCCCAGGAAATCTGGGTTTAGGACATAGTTTTGGTTATCAAAGACAATGGTGTCACCGTTGGCCCCTATAAGGGCATAGTTCACGCTTACCAACCTACAACCACCTTTGCACGCTTCATGGCCTGGAACAAATCACGCTCTGAGTCTAGAGACTGGTTAGGAGCGGCGTAGTAGTTGACCGATGGACCACCTGAGCCCATGTTCATCATGCTCTCAAATCTATCAAGAGGAATGACAACTTCGGGACCAGCCTCACCGATAATGGCTGGAGTCGCACTAGTAACCAGGCCACCCTCTGCCATAAGTTCCCAAGGCCTAGCACTACCGCCACCACCTGTTGAAACTGAAACATTAGGCTTAGCTTGAGTAAGTGCGGATTGAATGCCACGGATCTCATTGGCAAGACCTGCGGCTGCACCCTTCATGTTGCCAACCTTCTCTTTGAAGGTCTCCTCAATCTTTTCTAGGTCCTTGGTGTAAGTCTCAGCTGCCTTGACCAAAGCATCCTGGAAATCTTCCTCAGCCTCAACTAGAGCATCATCACGCTTGATTTTTGCCTCTAGGAGTGATTCATCAAGAGCGGCCTGGGCTTCAGCTAGGGCCTCATTTCGCATAACCTCAGCCTCAGCAATTGACTTGCTGAATTCTGCATTGATGCCCGCAACGGTTTCCTGATAAGCCTGGTTCTCAGCTGCCAGAGCCTCTGTAAGCGCAACCTGGTTGGCTGAGTAAAGGTTCTTGAGCTCAGTAGTAGCTAGGCCAGCCTGGTCATAGATTTGCTGGGCCAGCTGGTCCATGCCAGACTCTGACTCTTTTTCAAGAGCGCCATAGAGCGCCTTTAGCTCTGCCTTAGTCTCAGGGGTAGCGCCAAGGATGGATTCAGCAAGTTCATTGCCCACATCCGTGCCAGCCCCAACAACCTGCTCCACAAATGTCTGAGAGAATCCAGCGGCAGTTAGAGCGGCGGCGTTGGCCAGAAGTCTGCGAGAGGCTAGGAGCTTCTCTCTTAGGACCTCAACGGTTCCCTCAATGGATCCAGCCAGCTGGTCAGAGTTGAAGATTGAAGCAACATTCACCTGGACTGCGGAGCGATAAGCATCCCGCAACCTGTTCATTGACTGGGTAATTAGGTCAGCTTGGCGCTTGGCAAAATCGGCCTGAATCTGAGCGATGTTCTTATTGTGTTGCTTTAGAGCATCGCTTAGAGAGGAGTCACGGCGCTCAGTTGCGCTAGTAACGGCCTCATTGTAACGCTTGGTAATTGCGGCAGTCTGCTCAGCAAATCTCTTATTAGCAGCGGCAACATCTTTGTCATAGGCTTTGCCGATGTCCTCACGGCGCTCCTCAAAGCGCTCATTGATGTCAGCAATTTCATCCTGGTAATTTTGGCGGGCCTCAATGAAGTCTTTGCGGGTATCAGCAATGACCTTTTTGAGCGCTGCACGCTGTTTGATAGCCTCTTGGCGTGCCTTTTTAGCAGCCTCTGCCGCTTTATCATCCTTTGGAGGCTTAGGGGCAGCTGGGGCCTTAGGCGTTGGAGTGGTAAGGGCTGGAGGTAGAAGGCCAGCCTCACGGGCAATGTTGTTGAAGCGGTTGTTCTCTCCAGTTGTCCCAGGGTCAACTTTGTAGTTGATTTCGATGGTCTTTTTGAGATCACCAGGCTTGATGCCCACAATGCCCATGAGAGCATCCAGGATTGGAGTGATTGCACCAAATAGGGTTTCTAGGGATGGAGTCAGATCCCTAACCATCTTGGCAACCAGCTCAAGTGAGAAGGCTAGGCCCTCTCCAAAGATTTCAGCCAGAGCGGTAACAACTGGGACCACATAGTCAGAGATGAAGTCCACCAGCATTTCAATGACTGGTAGAAGCGCTTCAATTAGGCTCACTGCGGATGGCAGAATCTGCTCAATCAGAGGCAAGAAGGCCTCAACCAGCTCAAGGACCACTGGGGAGAGCATTGCGATGACTTCAATCAACGGAGGCAGTATCTGAGCCAGGATCTCTGCCGCTACCTCTAGGAGTAGCCCAAAGACCTCAACAATTGGCTGGAGAGCATCGAGCAATGGCCCCATGTTGTCTGCCAGAGTCTGGATAACTGGAGCCAGTGACTCAAAAATGCTAGTTAGAACTGGGGCTAGATCCTGGACCACTGGAATCAGAGCAGTGGTAAGCTCTGCCAGAACTGGGAGGAGGGCATTGCCAACCTCTGCCTGGACATCGGCAAAGGTAGCCTTCAGGATACGCTGAGAGTTAGCTAGGCCATCTGAGGTGTTAGCAAAGTCTCCAGCAAACCTAGTTGTCTGCTCCATAATGGCCCCATAGCGGGCCTGAATCTTCTCTTGCTCAGTTAGCTCAGAGCCAACATCTGCGATGCCGTTAGCGTAGGCAAAAGCCTTGACCGCTGCCTCCGAAACATCAATTCCGAAACGGCGTAGGGGCTCAGTCTCACCAGCGAGACCAGAGCGGAAAATTGTGAGGGCATCATTGACCTCTAGGTTCATCACAGAGGCAAAGTCAGCGCCTCTGGTAGTTAGGTCATCAATGACTCCAACAACATCGCCACCAGGTCCTGCAATCTTTTCAGCAAAGGCAGTGAAGCCCACAGCAAGCTGGTTGAATTGCTGAGAGGAGAGACCAAGCTGAGTGGCTGCCTCAGAACCCAGCTCCTTGATTCCACTAGCCGCTGCTCCAAAGGACACATTCACGGCGTTGATGGACTCAGCTAGATTTGAGGCTTGGCCAACTGCATCTTTTACAAAGCCACCGATGGCGATGCCAGAGAAGGCGGCAGCAACTGGGCCAGCTAGGCCCTTGAGAGCTCCAGCAAAACCGCTCTGGAATTTACGCCCTAGATTTGCACCCTGTCCACCAAGCCCTGAGAGCTCATTAGAGACTGCACGCTGGAATCCCTTGGCTACTGGGATCAGTGTCACATAGGCGTAAGCTTGCTCTGCCAATCTAGCTCTCCATCTTTAGCACGCTTGAGGATCTCTCTCGCATCTTTTCTAGCTTTGCCCTTTGCTTTGACATTCGGATCTTTCCATGGCCTTGGATAAGGCTTTGGTTTCCGTTTGCCAGAGTAAACCTGAGCAAATAGGTCATAGAGTGCCACCAGAATGGGCCACTCTTGACTTATGGGGTGTTTCCAGCCAGATACTGCGGCGTGTGTCCAGCTTTGAGGGTCTTTGAGTAGGCAATCTACTAAAAGAATGAGTTCATCCAGGTCAACCTCCGCTGGGTCAATGCCCAGCTTTCGGAGGTCATAGACCAGGGCGGCCTCATTTTCCTCAACTAATTTGTGGAGCCAGACCCTTTTGGGCCCTGCACATACTCCACCCAAATCTTTGCCAACTCTCCTAGGTCATCGCCGGAGATCTTGGACTTCATTTCGGCGGGCAAGATGTCTGATAGAAACATCTTCAAAAATCCCTCATCGCCATTTGCATCCTTGGCGTAATACATCTGCTCAATCATTGCGGCAGAGATGTTGCCTGGGAGGATGTAGACCTCTCCTAGATACTCAACCTTTAGGTCTGGCTTGGCCTTCTTAGGCTCTAGTTTTACTACTGACATAATGCGGTCCAATCTATTTGTTTGCGGCTGAGAAGGGAGGAGATTGCTCCCCTCCCCTCTCTAAAGGGGTCCCCTATGGCCGCCGCATTTCAAACCATAGGGGAGGCTTACTAAGCCTCTAGGCTAGAGAACCACTTCTTGAAGGTAACAGAAGAGGTGTCTGCATAAGCGGTGATGGTCACATTGTAACCAATGGCCTCACCAGAGGCTAGAACACGCTCACCCACAGCGGTAACTTCACCAGCTGGGATGTAGGTGCGCTCAACGATGTCTCCATCAACAACATCAATCACAAAGGACTTGCGGCCTCCGCTCTTGGTTGGGTCTCCATCAAGCTCTCCACCAGTTAGGTCAGAGCCAAAGTAAAGCTCTAGGACATCCTGGTTGGTCTCAATGAAGGTCATGGCAACTGAGTAGGTTCCCTCAGATACAACTTCACGCACTAGTGCGCCATTCTGCCATGCACGGATCTGAGCGGTGGTCTTGTCAATGGTCTCAGTGATGCCATCGGCTGAAACATAGCCAAGGTCAGTAAAACCAGTTAGGGCTGAGCTGGAGGAAGTTGGGGCAGCTGAGGTGGTAGGTCCCACATACACTGCACCAGTTACCGCAACTCTTACATTGTCGCTGTCTAGCGCCATTTTTTACTCCTAATTAGGTAGGGTGAGGTTTTCACCTCTGTGGTCAACGGCCCAGCGCAAAAATCTACGCTGGCCCTTTAGGTCAGATACATCCTGGATGGATGATTGAGCAGAGGTCAGAGTTATTGGGTTTCCATCGGGTAGGTCATCAAAGATGGCCTCCACCATGTTGCTCAGGTTCTCTGCATCTGCATAGGTTGCGGCATAGATGTTGACACCTATCACGCTGGTCATAATGGTTTTACTCTTGCGAGTGCCCCCATCACGCCTCAGGATCACCTGAGAAGGGCTTTCATCAGCCAACACGCTCACTCTTGTGTTGGTGAATCCTTGAGCGGTCAGAGCCGCTGAAATTCTGCTAACCAAGTGGGCCATAATGTCGCTAAAGATAACTGCATCAGCCATTATGCTCCCCTTCTAGGTTTCTGAGTCTTTACCTGGGTTCCCCTCAGACCACCAGCTAAATCTAGTGCCCTGGAGAGATCTCCAGTGTTTGCTTCATCAAAGTCAGAGCCTCTGATTACCACGGCAGCGACACGGGAGCGCCGCATCCTGGTCTCAAGTCTAGAGCCTGGAAGTGCAGATTGGACTCTTGCCATGCGCTCCTGGAGCATCGCCGCAATCTCTGGAGATTTGAGCAAGTCACCCATACCCTTGAAATTTAGCTTGACCCTAACCTTGGCCATTTTGCTCCCGCTTGATGTTTACAACGGTCCCAGGGTTCCAAGAACCAAGACCATCTCTCCAGTCAAAAGCCTCACCATCAATGACATAGCGCTTGCCTCTGACAACAAAGCGGTCAGAATCCTGCACATCCGTGCCAGAAGGTAGGTAAAGGGTTAGCCCCTGAGCGATGGTTAGCGCATCGGCTTCAGTGATAAGGCTAGAGTTTCGGGCTGCAACAATGCCCTGAAGTTCGGTTTCGGTCTCAACCCAGATTGGGAGACCGTGGGAATCAGTAGCGCTGGAACTTAGTCGGATTAGGGTAATTGATTCCATAGTTGCCATTTCCTAGAGTTGAGGCGGATCTAAAGGTTCTCTCACGGTAAGCATGGGCAACCTTCTCCTCAGCTGGAGACATCATCACCTGGCCACCAACGGCCCATGAAGCATAAGACTGAGAGAATGGCCCCACAGCTTGCTGGGTAACGCCAGAAACGGCATCTGGGGCAATTTGTAGAGTTCGGACAACCATTCCAGCCACCGTGGCAACAACATCCGCTGGGATGTCCTCAGAGCCGTGCTCATACTCAACGATAACTGGGGAGTAGCTGCCCAGGTCATAGATAGATTGGTGACCATCAAAGGTGTAATCAATCTCAACACCATCAATGTCCTTGACCGAAATGATTTCGATCACTGGGCGCTGGACCAATCGGACCACGCCATCCCTAGGGAATAGTCTGACTCTAGACTCACCCACCTCAAATTGCTGGGTAGCTCTCTGCACAAATAGAGCAGAGGCATCCTCAAGCCAGGCGGTTGCCTTTGGTAGCTCTGAGGTTGTCAGCGGTCTGCCAAGGCGTGCCTCAACATCTGCGATGGTAGCTAGTGCCATTATTGCCTCTCTGGGGATTTTTCTTTGCGGCGTGTGGCTAGGGAGCCAGCCGAAGCCAGCTCCCTAGCGGTTAGGCGATACTAAGCGCCGAAGTAAGAAACAACCGCTGGCTGCTTGATAACCTTTGCACCGTAGACATTTAGACCACGGACAATGTCAGCAAACTTGGTTGGGTTGCGTAGAGCCTCAAGAGAGTTGATCTGGTTTGCAAAAGCAACCATGCCTGAGTGGTAACCGATAGCGGCTGGGGTCTCAGAGTCAACTAGAGCGCTCTCTAGGATGTTGAAGCCGTATAGGCGTAGGATCTGGCCGTTGCGTAGCTCCTCAGTGCCACCTGCAACTGCGGCATCTGATAGGCCGTCAATTAGTAGGTCTGCGAAGTCTGGGTTTACAACCATGTAACGGTCAGAGGTTGGAACCTTTGCGTTGCTCATTAGGGTGCGGATTGCACGAACAGCGGCACGGGCCTTAGCTGGGGTGTCTACCTCAACTGCACCAGTGTTACCGTTGGTTGAGCCAGCTGCCATCTGAGCGATGACATAAGCCTCTGCATCCTCTGCAAGAGCCTTACCAGCTGCATCCACCCATGGAGCGAAGTCAGAAGATGCCTGAACCTTGTCAACATCGTCAACATTCACAGAGAAGGCCTTCTCCTGGTCAATGTTTAGGAGGACCTCAGTGTCATTGAGTGCCTCAGCGGTGATGGAACGGCCAGCCGCCTTGTAGTCAACGATCGTTGGGGTGGTTGCGTTGATGATGTGGACCTGGTTGCCACGGGTAACAGTGCCAGTGAACTGGGTGTTTAGGGTTGGGATAACAACCTGGTTTGCCATGAATGACTGGGTTACGCCAGCCGCCCAGATTTCTGGGATGAAGTTATCAATTGCCATTTTTATGGCCTTTCTTGGGCTAGATCTTGCCCATTAGAGCATCAAGTCTGCCATCCTTGCGGGCGGCCAGAATTTCAGCTGGGGACATGGAGGAGAGCTCCTCCCTGGAACGAATCAGGGATTTGCTCTGGTTTGTGCCTCTAACACCCTGCCCCAAATCTGGAGCTGGTGCAGCTGCGGGTTTTGAGTGAGCTTCAACCCATGACTGGATAGAAGTGGTATCAATCTCACCATCTTCACTAATGAACTGGTTCTTATTGAATTCAAGCAATGCTCCACCATCAAGGACTTTGCCGTTTAGCGCTGCCTTGAGCTCTGCATCCACTAGCTTTTGAGCGAACTCCTGTTTCACAGACCGCTGAGTTTCCTCTTTGGCTTGCTGGATCAGGCGCTCAGTCTCAGATAGCTGTGAACGCTTTAGCTCCTCTAGCTCTTTGGCCGCTTGAGCGTTTGCCTTTGCTTGCTGTTCGTTTTTGCGAGATAGTGACTTCCACTTCTCAACCTCTGCCGATAGGTCCACCGTTTCAGTGGTCTCTGGGCTCTTTGTTTCCTCAACCTGGGTGGTTTCGGTTGTTTCTGCCATGGGGCTACCTCTCCGTTTCGGATTAGTCTCGCTCTTTACAGAGCCTCTCCAGCGGGATGCTGGAAAACTTTAGGGTAAATCTTCTGGGCCCGTGAAGTTCTGGCCTCTTACAGTTAGGACTGGTCCTAGCTCACCATTGTCACGGACTTCAATTTGGCGATAGTCTATCGCTCTAGCACTGCGGTCACTGATACCAAAACGCTCTTCAAT